TCAATTTACAGCGAAAATTTTTAACACAACCTATTCTAACATCTTGAAATGATAATTCAAAAGTTCTGTTAGCACCTTGATAAATACAAGCAACCTTACCTTTATAAACTTTTTGTTTTTTTAATCTACATACAACAAGCTGTGGTTCTTTTATTAAACCTTGATTTATCTGCTGTTGTCTGGTTAATTTTTTGCTTTTATATTCATAAGCAAAGGCTTTTACCCCTATTAGAAGCATTATAAACGTAACCCCAAGACCTATAAATCCAAACGCAACCCACTTAATTACCTCAAGTATTTCTTCTTTTTGTTTTTTGGCTTTTATCTTGGCTTGTCTTTGTGCTTCTTTTGCCTGTTTAATCTTTTCTGATCTTTCTGATAAAATTTGCTCCCATGTACCATGCCCAAAGCGATTGTCTATAAGCAACTTTAATTCGTATCTTTTTTCTTCTAAAAGTTTTCTATCAATAAAATCACTAGCTGTACTTTCAACAGAACCAAATTGTTCAGCTATAGACATTCCTTTACCTTGACGTTTATTCATCTGTTCTTCGCCAGTAAAAAAACCATCTATTTGGTTTGCTATGTCTTTAATGTCGTTTACTGTTCCTATGTTGCCCTTAATAAACTCTACTGATTTTTGTACTAGAGCAATACCAGTAAGAATTTCTGCAACTACCATTCTACCTCACAAGTAAGCCTATTAATAATAAAATAATTGACCCCATACCCGCATATAGACCATTCTCTAACCTACGAGTTCTGGAACTCAAATCTTCCATTATTACTTTCAAACTATTAATTTCACTTTGTAAACTTGTCATAGTTGGTTTACTCATCTGGTTCAATTTCCTTTGCTAAATCTTCAATACGTCTTTCTAAAACATTAATAGTTGTAAAAAAATGACCTTTACCACCGCCTTCGGTTTGTGTTTTTAAAAAAGCAACTTCATCTTTTAATGCCAATAAATGGGTAACTTTTGATTTTACAAATTTATTTGTTTCAAATATTGGTTGTCCACTTCTCATTAATCGGCATCTGCTATTGTAAGTGAGCCATCATCTATTTGCTTTTTAATGTCTTGATAATGTGAATTTTCTAAATCTATTGGAACAAAACTTTCATCTGTTGAGCCATTTATATTGCAAAGTATATGTGTTTGCTCATTAGTTTGTGGATTTTTCCAGTATTTAGCATTTGTAATGTTTAGTTCTGCCATTTTAACCTCGCTTATAATTCAGCATCTAATTTTATTGTTGCATTTGTATTATTATCTGCTTCAACTTGATAGATAGTACCCGCACTAAATCCACCACCACTTCTTGTTATATTAATTGCAAATCTACTAAAATCGGTCATTGTTTCTGCTGAAGGATTTGTGCTAGTTGTTCCTCCAGAAGATAAACCCGCAACTCCCCAATCAGAATGTGCAGACACAGAACCAGTTGGGTTTGCTCTCATAGGAACTGGAACTGGATATGTTGCTGTCGTATTGTTAGAATCATATGCCCTACCATGACCAACTTTCATAAAATTAGTTGCTACTTGCATTTGATAATAATAGCGGTAGCAAAGCTGTTGTTCTTCCCCAAATGTTCGATATTCAAATTCGGTTGAAGTCGACCCAATTTCCCATTGGACACCCGCAATATAAAATTCATTACTTGTACTAGCAAATATTGAATTAACACCTACTGCTCTATTTGCTTGTGTTCTTGATGCCCAAGATGTTGCTAAAGTACCACTTGTATAGTTTGATCCCGCATGAAGAAAAAAATTAATGTCTAATGATGCAGATGTATCTTGATCTAAAGCACCAGTTGTGTCTCCATCAATAACAAATTCATATTTAGCCCAACTTGTAGTAAGTGTAAATTTTTTGCAAATATGCCTGTCGTTATCTTTGTCTCTAATTTCAACTACTATGTCTGTTGCACTTCCGACTACCTTTGCATAAAAACACAATACAGTTTTCTTTGCACTACTTGTTCCCTTTTTCAAATGTTGTAAATCTTGCCCTTCAAATGTTTGTCTTAGAATTAAAACTTCATCAGATGCAATAGATGTATCAGCAGTAGTGCAGTTAATAACTAAACCATAGTTAAACCCATCTGGGTCACCAGCTGTTCGAGTCATAGTATATCTACCCGCAGAAGTTCCACCTATTTGCGTTTTCCATCTATCGGCAGTAAAATAACCACTAGATGCTCCTAATCCAGTTTCATTGGTGCTTCTTTGCCAACATTGAAAATTACCATTGTAAATCATGTTTCGTCTACCGCCAAACTGACCATTATTCAAACTTGACGCATTTAATGTTACTGCACTTGATGTACTCCCTACTCCACCATCTTTTAATATGACACTATCAATTGTTACACCACTTCCAGAAGTAGATTCTGTAATAGAATCAGCAGTTAGACTTTCAACATTATCATTAGTTTGATCTAAAGTTATTAATGAAATCCAATTATCATTATCTTCATTTCTAATTTTTAAAATATTATTTGCTGTATCGTACCATAATTGATTTGCATAAGTTGTTGAGGGTGCTGAACTTCCAGAATTAGTTGAACCTAATGCTTGTAATGCACTATTTAAATCAGTCCTTGTTGCGGGGAAACCTTGATTAGCTATTGATAAATCATTTTGCGACATTTTAAACTCCTAACTTGCTAACTCTCCAAAACCTTTTGCAACATAATCAAATGTTCTACTTACTGTTGCATTGGAACTATTAAAAAACTCAATGGTAAAACCAGTAGCACTTTTATTTGTTATAGCATAGTAATCGCCACTTGTTAAGTTACTTGCTGAAATTCCTATACCTTGTATTCCTTTAAATGCGGGTGTAAATGTTACAGCTTTTCCGCTTGCATCTGTTCCACTAACTATATCTGTTTCTGAATAAACTCTATCTGGCATATCTACAGTTACCGATAATGCTGATATTTGATGGGTTGCTGTGCCACTTTGACTGGTCATTTGCACCTTAAATTTAAATGCTCTTGCCTTATAATCTCCTACAAAAAATTTTCTGAAATCAGTATATGTTGGTGAACCAGATGGGTTATCTTCTGTGGTTGCAACTAACAATTCTGAATTAGTATCATCAAATTCTTGTGGGTCACCATCAAAATCTCCATCTCTATCGTCAAAATTACCTGTGGCACTATCAAAAGTGTCAACAAATCCAACTCTTGCTACATTCATGTTAGCAGTCACTCTACTTGTAAAAACAGAACCTAAATCTATATGTGTGTCAAATTCATATGTTCCAGAAGATGCAACATTACCAACTCCACCATCAAATAAACCTTGTGCATCATCAAAGTTCCCCGCAACATCATCAAAATTATTTGCTGTTCCTAATTGAAGTTTATTATCAACAACCCTTGTATTTGTTTTAGTTCCAGTAAAATTTGGACTTTGTGTAGATGTTGTAACTACGTTTAAACCTTTTATACTTTCTATAATAGCAACTTTATTAACAGCATTTCTTGAAGAATTACCTAGCTTATCCACAGCTTTAATAAAATATGTGCCTGTCATAGCGGGTACAATTACAGTATTTGCGGGTCTTGATACTTTATCAGCTATATCTATAGAATTGGCATATGTACCCCCGCTTGTTTCCCTACAATGTCTAATTCTATAATGTGATAAATCTAAATCGCCTACTGGTGTCCAAGATAAATGTGCTTCTGTTCCAATAATATTAACACTAAAGTTTGTTACATCTTCTGGGGGTGCTGTTTTACCTATTATTTGGTGCTGTTGTGTTACAAATACTGATCTACTAACAGAACTTACAGACCTTGCTCTAATATCATAAACAACATTATCTTCAACATTGACTAATTCAAATTGTGATGAACTTCCACGACCTAAATTTATAAAAACTGAATCTGTTGATTTCTTAGCCTGTACTTCAAAATCAGTTATAAATAAATCTGTTGCTGTAACATTTACTAATAATACTGAAATAGCTTCTTCATTCCTTGATCTTAATTCATCTGTAACTGTCACAACTGGTGTTTGAACTATAAATGGGTTCGGCAATGTTGTATCGGCTATTTCTGGTGTTGGGTCTTGAGTTCCGAAAGTATAATATGAATCTTGATGTTCTGATAACGTCAAACCAATTGAATGGTCTGCGTTTAATGTCATTCCTTGAACTCTAAAAGGTTTTGCAGAAAATGCGGGTGTTGCATGGGTTATATTGACTATATCCCCAATAGATAAATCTAAAGCTGTTGCATCTGCTTTTAATGATACATTTAAACTTGATCTTGACCGCCTTAATATTATTTCTGCCATTTCCTGTGCTTGAAATTTATTTGTTAGCATTGAAAAATCAAATCTACCCTCTAATAATACTCCACCATCTTCGGCTAAAAGTGTTGCGTGTTTGTCTGCTGTATCTATTAATTCTTCATCTACTGGTGGAAATTGTGCTGAATCAGATTGATAATTTTTATCTGGGTTTATAAAGTTTGCAATAACTCGATTATATCTGGAATTTTTATTTTTACTTATAACATTTATACCACCTAAAATATTATCTTCTGTTAGTGTTATTGATGCTGAACCTGTTGTTTCAACTAATATATTATATTTACCACCAGAAAAATTAAGATAAGACCTAGAACCCCTAACAAAATCTTTAACATTATCTATAGCTTTTTTTGCTGTATCAACAACTGTATGGCTATTCATTAGATCAATCGTGTTAGTTGTTGTGCTATCTCCATAACCTACCCCAAAAGTATGAATTATAAAATTTGTACCGCCTAAAGGTTGAATTTGTGTATCGCATACATCTGTTGCAGTTTGCCAATCTGCAAAATTACTATCAAAATAAGTATCAGTAATACCCATTCCAAATCTATCATTTCTTAAATAATCTAATAATTGCAATATAGGGTTATCTGAATATGCCCAAGTTGAACTATCGTCTTTCCTGTGGCTACCGCTTCCACCAGTAACAGTTCCATCTAAATTAGGGTTGTATACTTTTCTTCCCGCAACTAGTGCCTGTACGTTTGGTATAGACCCAAATTTATCTGCGTTCCACTCGAACCTTAGAGCCAAATAAGCTAATCCAGATAATTTATGTACTGTAGACCACCCATCAACTTCTTGAAGTAAAGATGAAGAAGATTGTGTATCAGTTCCAAAATGTGCTTCAACTGTTATTAAACTTTGTGAATTATCTGTGTCATAAAAATTTTGATCTGAACT